GGCGGGACCAGGATCGAGCTCGACCGTTGGGCGGCCCTCGCGATGACATCGGGAGTGAAGGCGGCGAACATCCGCAAGATCATCGATCGATGGACAATAGACGGCCCCGATGGCGCCGCATTCCTCCGCCTGGCCGGTCCCGATCGCTACACGCTAGGCGACGCCCACGCTCCGGCCCGATTGTTCCTCGAGGCTGCCGGGAAGATGTCGCTCGACGCGTCGGCCGCAGGTCGGAAGAGCATCGAATCCAAGGCCCGGGCGCGTACCGGAACACGGCGCCGGGGAGGCCGGGCGGGCTGACCTAGCCGAATAGCTCCCCTAATGGATCCGGGATAGCTCCCCTAATGGATCCGGGATAGCTCCCCTAATGGATCCGGGATAGCTCCCCTAATGGATTGGACACCCCAGCCTGAAATTATTGGGGAATCTCCGAAAATCGCTCAACGGTACGGAACGGTAGTGTAGTCCCGGGTCCGGGCCCTCCCTGGCGTGCGGGACCGGGCCCGGCTCCGCAATGATGTGGACGTCGGTTATTCAGACGTAGCAGCGAATCGGGAGCGGAAATGGCGACCGATCCCCGTCCACAAACTCGTGTGTGACGTCTACTGGACGCATCGGCTCGCGCGGAGCACGACTAACGAGGACGTACAGACGAGCCCGCCCGTGTGCGATGACGAGGTGATCCGGGTCCGACGTGTGTCGATTCGCCCGGCACCAATCCGCGAAGTCGGAGTACGTATTGGACCAACCGTACCGCTGGGTAGCGGCCCAAAGATCGAGCGCCTCATCCTCCGATTCGGCGAGGATCATCTGCCCGTCTAGGTCGTGAGAGAGCCATCCGATTTCGTAGCGGCTCAGCATACGCCCGCCCGCTTGCACGCATCCTCTGCTGCAAAGAGCGCCTTGAATCGCTTGGCCATGGTCCGATCCGACAGGTTGCGGGCGTTCCCGTCCACGATCGCAGCCTCAGCGTTACGTAGCGCGGCCAGAAGCGAAGCGTGCGAGGCGTAGATTTCGTGGTTCATTCGGCTGGCTCCTGGTTCGGACCGGTCATTCTCGCCGGCCACAAAGAGAATATGGGGCATGCCGCGAAGAGTCGCAACATCTTTTTTACGAGAATCGCATTATCGCAATGGTAACGCGAGGTTACGACGACGTTCAGTCTGTCACGTGCGCATCGATAGCCGCCCGCACTAGCTCGCTCACCGACTGGCCGTCCCGGGCCGCACGAGCCGCTAGACGTGCACGGAGCGACTCGGGGATGCGAATGGCCAGGGTCGACGCGATCGGGTCAGCAACGGGCGGACGACCGCGCTTGCGGGTCATCAGTGCGTCCGGACGAGGCTGGCGATGTCGACGTGGCCGTTGTCAGTGCGGCTCGCCTGGTACTCGGTGATCGCGACGAACTCGATTTCGGTGTCATCGCTCATGACCTGGTACTCCTCCGAGTACATCGTGTCACGGCGCGCATTGGCCTCGGTCGTGCCCACTCCGTGGACCACACCGTCCACGCAGAGTGCGACCCACGCGCGGGTCATGTCGTGGCCGGCCTCAGTGAGTTCGGCGTCGATCTGGGCGAGCGTGGCGGGGGTGTAGAACTTGGTCATTGGTAGCTCCTTTGTGGTCTCATCAGCGCTGGCACTACCAGCGGACGCCCGGGTGGGCGTTTCGACCTGTCAGGCGAAAACCACAACGCGGCGACCGTGCGGCCCGACCACGGTCATCACGTCGATCCCAGCGCGCTCGCAGCGGGCGAGGAAATTCTTCGCGCTCGCGGCGTACCGTCCGCCGTAGCTCTTGGCGCGTCCTCGGAGGGTGCCACCCGAGATGGCCTCGGACCCCGAGAGGATCGCCAGTTGGTAGCTACCGCGGGCCATCTTGGCGGCCCGCTCGTACGTCGACGAGTCCAGGACGATCGAGTAACTGCCGTCGTACGAGAGGCGGCCGCGCGAGAGGGTGACGATGTCGGAGGTGGAGATGGTGGAGATGCTGGTCATTGTGGTCTCTCTTTCGCGGGCCGGTCATTCTCGCCGGCCACACAGAGACTATGGATCCCGTGGAGAATAAATGCAAGACAGTAAATGTCGATTGTTGCGAAGTGCCTTGTTTTACGGCCGATAAATCTTTCGACGGGCCATTGCGGGCCGATTCGGGTAGCTACTTGCAACTCAGTTGCATCTGACACTCTCTTGCATCTGCAATCCAGTTGTGATAGGAGATGGCCATGGCCGAGCGACCGAAGACGCAGACATCCACCACCTCCACTAGCGACGCGACACCGGACGCCACGGCCCCTATTCCAAGCGCCGCGGCCGTCTCTGTAGACGTCCACGTCCCTGCGCACACTAGCCGAGGCTACGTCGTCGAGCGACACGACCACTCGTACCGGGTCCGTACGATCCTGGTCGATGGCGATACGTGCACGACCGTCGATGTCGGCAAGCACCAGGCGTATCACGCCTGCATTAGGTCTATCACCAGGGCGATATTGGCGACTCCGAGGCGCGATCGATGACCCAGCCGACCGAACACATCCTCCAGTTTTTCGCGTACGAGCATCTCCCGGAGCGGCTCCAGGTCGTCTCGAAGCCGTTCGGTGACCTTGCGCGTTCGCTCGTCGAGACGCTCCCCCGCAACCCCGAGCGGACCGTCGCGCTCCGGAAGCTGCTCGAAGCGAAGGACGCCGCCGTTCGCGCGCTCGTCGCGAAGGACGCGCCGTGATGGACCCGATCTACCGCCCGGCGTGGCCGCTCAATCCGAGCTTGCGGGAACAGAAGATCCTCGACACGGCGCCCGGACGCGGCGTCCGAGTGAAGGCGCGCGCCGAACGGAAGCGCCTCATCAAGGCTCGTCGATGATCGCTGAGGTCGCCACCGTGTGCGTCACGACCCTGGCCCTGTACGGCATGAGGCTGCACGAGGCGAGGGTGCGCGATAGGACCGAGGCGGCTTTATTGAGGCGGCTCGCTACGACCGCTGAGGTCGACCAGCTACGGAGCGAGGTCGAGACGCTACGGGCCAGCATCGCTACTACTAGCGGGCGGGTCGATCATCTGGCGATGAGGCGATGACATGGCAGGTCCAGGGCGCCCACGTAAGCCGGTAACGCCCGAGATGGTCATCACCATGGTGGCCGAACTTGAGCGTGGCATGAGCATCGAAGGCGCCGCGAACCTGGTCGGAATCAGCGCGAAGACACTGGAGCGATATCGTCATGATGACGAGGAGTTGGACGCTTCGATTCTGTCGGCACGCGCGAGGTACGAACAGAGGCTGACCGCCATCATCGACGAACAGCAAGGCACGATGGCAGCGGCCACCGCTGCCGCTGAGCGTGCCCGTTCGTTTCCGTGGCGCCACGGCGACCCGAAGATTCGCAACCGCGTCAACGAGCAACGACTCGAAGACGCCGGGGAAGAGACGCCGGCCGACCGTGGCGCCACGTCCCTTGCCGAAGCGATTGCGATGGTGCTCGGCGCGAAGAAGAGCGGGGCGCTTTGACCCTCTCATGCTCCGGATGTGGATGGGTCGGCCGCTCGAATCGATGGATCGCATGTCCGCGTTGCGGGTGTGAGACGTCACGATGACTGCGCGATGGGAGTCGCAGGTGAAGGTGCGGACGTTGCTACCGATTACGCGGAGCCATCGTAGTGGGGATGGGTCCAGACAGCCTGGAGGTACAGCGGTTCGCTGCCGAAGCGTTCATCCGCGATCAAGGCGCCGCGATCGCGATGATCGAGACTCTGTCAGAGATCGACATGCGCGCGATGCTCGTATCCATGGCAGAGAACGAATCCACCGGCGCGTCGGTGTATTTGCGGATCGAACGGATCGATACGGCCGACGACTGCGACGATCTCTCAGAGGATCGCATGCGTGAGATCCTCGTCGCCATGGTGCGACCCGCGAGCGGATACCTACGTGACGTCGAGCGTGCGGAGAGGGACGTGCGCGTCGGTAGATACCGCGGCCGAATGACGTCGCGCGATCGTGGATTCTTTGCGTTCCACTCGGCGACCGATATCTGCCCGCCGGAGAGAGTCGGTCGATGACGACGATCCCCCAAGCCGCAATCGACGCGATCGTTCGCGCCGCGCTGGCGAAGGGGGATTTGCGGGTTCTGTACACGCGCACTCAGCTGCACGCGATGGACGCATGGGATGCGAGCGGTGCGACGACGTTCGCGATCGATTGTTCCCGTCGCTGGGGCAAGACGATCTTTTCAGCGATCGCAGCGTTCCGCGCCGCTACCGCTCGTCCCGGTGCCATCGTGCGCTACGTGGCGCCAACGAAATTGCACGGGCGGCAGTTCGTCACGCCCGCGTTCTCGTGGGTCGCGCAGCAGTGTCCGGCCCATATGCGGCCCACGTACGACCGCATGGATACGACGTGGCGATGGAGTAACGGCAGCGTGTGTCACCTCGGCTCGGCCGAGACGATGGGCGACGTCGAGGCCCAGGTCGGCACCGAATGCGACCTCGCGATCCTGGACGAGGCCGGCAAGGTCCGTAGCGACTTGCTCATGCATCTGCACCGGTCCGTATTGCTGCCGCAGTTCCTCACGACGAAGGGGCGATGTCTCATCGCGTCTACGCCTGCGATTAGCCCCGCTCACTACCTGACCGAGCTTGTGACCGATTGCCTAGAGCGTGGCGCGATGGTCCGATACACGATCGAGGACTGCGATCACGTCCCGGTTGAAGCGCGCGAGTCGCTCATTGCCGAACTAGGTGGACGCGAGTCGACCGAGGTCAAGCGCGAGCTGTACTGCGAGCACGTGGCGGAACGTACGCGCCTTATCGTCCCCGAGTGGATCGACGTCGCGAAGGACTGCACGATCGATCGCAAGCGCCCCGACTGGCTCGACTGGTACGTAGCCGCGGACTTCGGGTTCGAGGACCTCACGTGCGTGTTGTGGTGTTGGTACGATTTCGAGAACGCCCAGCTTGTGATCGAAGACGAGATCGCAATGCACCGTGCGAGCGGCCTAGACGTTGGATTTGCGGTCCGCGCCAAGGAAGCCGAGCTAGGCATCCGCAAGGCCGTTCGCGTCGCCGATGCGCCGCTGCAAACGCTCGCCGATCTCGCCGACTCTAGGCACGGCCCGGGCGTCATGTTCGGCCCCGCAATGAAGGACGATGCAGACGCGGCACTGAACCAGCTACGCATGCTCATTCAGCGTAAGCGCATCGTGATCAACCCGCGCTGCAAGGTCCTGATCGAGCACCTCAAGAGCGGCACATGGAACGCGAATCGCACGAGCTTT